TGATCTCTGCCAACGAAGCCGATCGTATCGGCTTGGGGTTTGCTCGCGCTCTTTTGATTTGGATACCTATCGCGGCGGTAATCGACGCGGCGGTAGCGTGGGCGATCTGGTGGGCGCTATGACCCGCCGCACGGTTGAGGGCAACATCAGCCACCTGCCCACTCCAGAGTGGCAGACCTGGCTGCGCGCCGCTCTCTACGCCATTGCGCTGGCTACCGCGGCGCTGGCTGCGTGGATCGTCTACTTGGAGCACAGGCCGTTCTGATTTTTGCTGTTGCGTTTTCTGGCGGCGAGCGTATTATGGGATTGTCCGCCGCGCCCAGTGGTTTGGACTCAGGTGCTTGGGGTCGCTCCCTGAGCCGAAAAAGTGCTGGGGTGGGTTTCTCAGACCCACCCTGGCAGCCTCACTGAGAGGGGAAGCATTGCCGAGCAAGGTTGATATTTGGATGCCGCTCTCAATCGGAGATTACCTCGCCGACACCGGACATCTGACAACTACGCAGCATGGGGCATACCTCCTGCTGCTCATGCATTATTGGCGTCGCGGGCCACTTCCCAACAACCTCGAGCAGGTCGCGTCGATCTGCAAACTGCAACAGGATGCTTGGAGCATTGCTCAAGCATTGCTCGATGAGTTCTTCGAGCTGCAAGAGGATGGGAAGTACCACCAGGGCCGCGCAGACCGAGAATTAGAGAAGTGGCAAGGTAAACGATTGAAAGCACAAGAGAAAGCTAAATCGGCGGCAGAAACACGATGGAAAAAGGATGCTCCAAGCAATGCTCCAAGCAATGCTCCAAGCAATCAACAAGCAATGCTTGGCTCATGCCCGTTACCATCACCGTTACCTTTACCTTTACCAACACCTAAGAACTCGTCGCCTTCGGCTCACCGTGAGACAAGCTCACGGGAGAAAGAGATCATTGAATTGGTCTTTGGGTTTTACTGTGAGAAGTTCCAGAAGAACCCCAAAAAGTACCAGTTGACCGACGAACGGCGAAAGAAAGCCTCTATGAGGTTCAGAGAGCGGTTGAAGGCGAACGACGGCAACGAGGCGGCCGTGGAAACAGAGTTCTCCCAAGCGGTAGAGAACTTGGCCGCAAGCGAGTACCACGTGGTTAAGGGGTATGTGGACTGGATCGATCAGATATTCCAGTCTCAGGAAGAGTTTGAAAAGCGGCTCAACTGGAAACCAGGAGGAAAGTCAAATGGCAAATCCAACGGGCACGGGGAATCCGTTCTCGATCGTATTCAGCGGCAGAGAGCCGGAGATAACGAAACTCTCGAACGCGGTAGCGCTCCTGCGGGAGATGCTCGACAAAGAACCCAACCCAAAGCAACAGGAGCTGTGGGCCCGCGCGCTCCGGAACTTTGGTGAGGACCAACTCGCCGAGGCATTCAACTGGGTCTCGCTCACCAGCAAGGGCTGGCCGACGCTGGGCGACATCACTGAGTGCATCTTCGACGCCGAGTTCGCCGCGGATCTCCGCTGGCTTCTACGTAACCTGGCCCGGCACGGCGTGGAGTGGAAGGAGCGGCCGGCGGTGTACGGCGATCGCTGGCGCAAGCCTGGCGCCCACATGGACGACTGGCAGCCGGGGCCGCTGCTTGAAGAGGCCGAGCCTGCGCCGGCCATCCCTAGCCAGTTATTCCAATCGCTGGCTATTTTGGGCGCCGGGACGACCACCGAGGGGTTGCACATCCTCAGCCGCCACCCGGCCATCAAGAGCAACGCGCTGGTTGGCGACGAGGCGGCCAAGGTCAAGTTCCAGATCGAGCGCGACTTCAAAGCGGCCTGGCTGATGGCGCGCCGGCGGGAGTTGGGAGGTTCATTGTGAGCGAGTGCGCGGAAGGGAAGCGGCTGCGAGAGCGGCACGATGCGGAGGCGGCGATTGTCCGCGAGCTAACCAGCATGGCAGCGGGGCGGCACATGCAGAGCGTCGTCAAATTTCACGAGAAACTGATGGATCACTGGACCTGGTGCTGCGAGTGCCAAGGGCTTGTTGAGGTAGTGCAGACGCCTACGTGCGCGAAGGAGGGGAAATGCTGAGTGAGAAGGGTTTTAGGATAGAACAAGCGATAAACAATGAGTGGGCAAAGTCTCACATCTACTGCCCTCTTGACTACGCCAGAATTGCGGCTCAGGCCGTGCTCGCACTGGAGCGACCAGCGGGGTCAGAGCCAACCGATACATACAGCATGGCGCAGCCTTCACCTTTGCGCTATGTACCTATGGTGACGGCGGCAGGTACGGTCCAGCAGCCAGCCGCGCAGGAGCCGACGTTCACACTGGAGCAGGTACGGGAATTACTCGGACACATGCGCTTAGGAGAGGCTGAGGGCATTGAAGGATGGCGCGACATGAAGCTATCTGACCGATTCAATGCCATGCTGGATAGACGCATCGCTGCTGCTGGCATCGCGCCCAAGCCGCAAAAGCAGGTGACTGTCTCTAAAAACTCTGTGCTTATAGATGGCGATGTTTGTGCGACATTTAGTGGCAAAGATTCCTTGGATGCCGCGCAGGATTACGCTAGGCTACGCATCGCCCGTCTCGCCGAGCTTGCGAAGGAGGCAGGACGTTGAGCGAGAAGAAAAAGTGTGGAGTATGTGGCGAAGAAATGGAACACAAATTCTTCAAGGGCGGATTCCCTCCAATATGGCGTTGTCGTAGGTGTGAATACGCAAAGCCAGCCGAGGTCAAGGCGGCTGCTAGCGCCGCAGCACCCCCGGCAGACAAGGCGGGCGCATGAGTAATCGCTGGGCCTCCTCCTGCCGGGGCAAGCAACGGCATAACTCCGAGCGCAAGGCCGACGCCGCGGCCAAGGCTTCGCAGATCATATACGGGGTCGAGATGAACAGCTACCTCTGTGGGTTTTGCCACAAGTGGCACGTCGGCAACACCTACGCCCGCAACGGCAAGGCGGCCAGGCGGGAGCGGGAAGAGGGCGACGAAAATAATTCGCTTGACAAAGCGAGTTTGATTCTCTAGGATGGTTTGCGATATGAAACTTTCGCAAATGAAACCCGGCAAGCGCATCTCAGTGACCGCGCAGAGACCCACCAAGACGCGGCTGCTAGTGGACATCCAGGGCATGAGGGAAAGCAAGGGCGTCACGATCCGGCAGGTGGAGAAGGTCATCAAAGTCAGTAATGCCACGCTCTGCCAGATCGAGCACGGATGCACCCCCAGGCTGGATAGTGCGCTCAAAATCGCAGCATTCATCGAACTGCCCATTGAAAGCATTTGGGCACTGAAAGGCAAGTGATGTGCCATGTTATCGAGATGACCGGCAAGAGATTCACCAAACTGCTGGTGTTGGAGCGGCGCGACTCTCGCCAACATGGGACCAATAGCACTGACATGCGCGCGGTATGGCTATGTCGCTGTGACTGTGGCAATGAAATCATAGCGTTTGGACATTCTCTGCGGTCGGGTAATACGCGCTCATGTGGATGTATTCGCAGTGAATTGTCAGCGAGCGCCACACATCGGATGACCGGCACGCCGGAATATCGGGCATGGTACAGCATCAAGGATCGGTGCAACAATCCAAACAACGAGGACTATCATAACTATGGCGGTCGTGGAATCAAAGTTTGCGACCGTTGGAGTAAGTTTGAGAACTTCTTCTCCGACATGGGATTGCGCCCTGGTGGAATGAGCTTAGATCGGCAGGATGTCAATGGCGATTACGAGCCACGCAACTGTCGCTGGGCAACAAGCAAAGAGCAGGCTCGCAATCAGAGAACCAATCTACGCTTCACCAAAGACGGCAAAACTCGCTGCCTGGCGGAGTGGTGCGAAATGTTAGGGTTGAATCGAGCTTTGATCTACCGCCGCATCAGACGCGGCGAAACATTTGAGAGAGCGATCTCCAGAAAGGCAAGGTACGGACATGGCGATTTATGATGAAAAGGAAAGTTATGCTGCGTCAAGAGCGGGAGGCGTAGGGGGAACCGATGCGGCAGCTATTTTAGGCCTCTCCCCATACAAGCGCCCTATTCAGATCTACGCCGGCAAGGTCAGCCCCGAGAAGCAGCCGGAGCTTGACAAGGAGTGCTTGTACTGGGGCAGCGCGCTTGAACCCATCGTGCGCGGCCGCTACCAAGAGCGTTTCAACACCCAAGTGGTGGCGCCCGCCGACCTCGGAGTTATCTTCCCCAAATCCCGGCCGTGGCGCGATTCAACGCTCATTGAGGGCGCGGAGCCTTGGATGCTGGGCGCGCCCGACGGCTGGATTCCCTCAGCGCACAGTGGGCTTGAGGTCAAGTGCAGCTCCCGCAAGAGTGAGGAGTGGGGCGAGGAGGGCAGCGATGGCGTGCCCGCCCACTATCTCATACAAGCAGCTTGGTATACCGCCGTCTGCAATGCACGGGGCTGGAACTTCGCCGTGCTGTTCTCCGGCAACACCTTGGCCCAGTACCGCATTGAGCGCGATCCCCAACTTGAGAAGGACATGATCGAGGCGTGCCGGTCGTTCTGGTTTGACAATGTGCTGCGCAAAGTCGAGCCAGCTATCGACGAGAGCGAGAGTTATGGCAAGTATCTCGCCCGCAAGTTTTCACTCAACACCGGCAAGGTCATCGGCCCGCACGATCCCAGATACCCCGAGATTCTTAAGTGGACCGCCGAGATGAAGTCGGCAGACGACTGTGAGAAGGAAGCGGGGGAGCAGAAGCAGTTGGCGAACAACCAACTTCGGGCGCTGGTGGGGGATGCGCAGAAGGTGGTAACTCCGTTTGGGACGTGTGGATGGGTGAGGCCCGAGAAGAAGCCTGTTACGGACGAGAAGGCGGCTATGATCGAGTTAGCCGCTCTCTACGACGACGCGCGCGCCGGGAATGCCATTTCTTCCGCCGATATCATCAAGAAGCACACGGAAGAGAAGCAAAACTCGGCATACCTCAGAGCGTGGTGGAAGAAGTAAGTTTGATTCCAGTCGCAGAGTCCCTCGGTTGGTCCTGCGCGGATAAGTCCCTTCAAAGCTGGTGCCGAGGACTGGCAGAATAGGGCAAAAACTCAACCCCGAAAGGCAAGGTGATCCAGTGGCAGACACACAGTTGGCAGTAACTCCGCAGCGGCAGGGCGTCATCGCAAAGTTTGCGACGATGTACGATGTTGAACCCCAGAAGGTGCTGGCTATCGTGGCCGCCACTGTCTTCAAGCAGGCAGGCAACGAGCCGCCATTGAGCCAAGAAGAGACGGCGGCAGCGCTGATCGTCTGCAACGCCTACAACCTCAACCCGTTCACCAAGGAAATATACGCCTTCCGCTCCAAGGGAAAGCTCTTGATTGTGGTCGGCGTGGACGGCTGGGCGGCCATCGTCAACCGGCAGTCGCAGTTGAACGGCATCGAGTTCGAGGAGCACTTCAACGACAAAGGTGTCATCCAGGCGGTGACCTGCAAGATTCATCGCAAGGACTGCGCTCTGCCTGTGGTGGTCACCGAGTACACCCATGAGTGCCGGCGGGATACGATTCCATGGAACACCATGCCCATCCGCATGACGCGCAACCGGGCGTTCGTGCAATGTGCCCGCGTGGCGTTCTCGGTCAGTGGCATCATCGACAGCGACGAGGCGCAGACGATTGAGGGCAGTCCCGAGTACGTAACTCACGAGACGCGGGCGATCATTGATAGCTCTGCGACTAAGACCGATGCCGTCAAGGCCGTGGTGGCGAAGCGGGCGAATGCGGCGAAGGAGAAGGCGCAGCCCGAGACAGCATGCCACGGCAACGCGAGACCGCAAACTGCGCAGGAGGCGGACAGCAGACCCGACACTTGGGACGAAGACGACGACGCATCCTTCAAGCGGCTGAGCTGGGAACAGAAGCCGAAGAACTGCAGCAGCCAGCACAACAGACTCAACCAGAGCAGGCACCAGAACTCTGGTAACAAGTTCCGGCCATCCCCCTCGGGGTAAGCTGGCCGGGAG